TTTGTTCTTACGCACTCAGAATAGAGCAGTAACTTTAGATGATTTTGAAAACTTAGCCTTGTCAGTAGAAAACTGTGGAAAATCAAAAGCAGTTGGAACTTCTGCTACTGCGGTGACTTTGTATATTGCTCCTTATCGTGATTTTGCTGACTTTGATGCCACTCCTGGTATTGAGGTTATCTCTAACGTACCGACAGCCACTCTTGAGTGGAACCTACTTAAAACAGATGTAGCAAACTTTTTAGCAGATAAAATGCTTGTTGGAACAACCTTGAGTATTTTTAAGCCTGTGTATATCCCAGTAACAATGAACATCCAATACACACGAAAGCCAGAGTTTAGTGCGACGGTTGTTGAAAAGTCTATAAAGGCAACTATTGTTGAGAACTACTCTTATAACTTTGTTGATTTTGGTCAAGAGTTAACTGTTCAAAACATTGAATCTGTTCTACAAACTGTTGAAGGCGTGAAGTTTGCTAAATGTCGTTTTGTTTATAAAACAGGTGGAACCCCAAGTTTAGCAGCCATTAGTGCTCTAGCAAATGAGATTTTGACTTTTGCAGAACCAGATATAGTGCTTGAGGTCTTATAGTGAATAATGAGTACACAGGAACTTACCGAGGTGTTGTTACAAACATTAAGGACACTGACGGTCACAGAAGAATAAAGTGTAAGGTTCCTCAATTATTTGGCGATGCAGAATTAAATTGGGCATGGCCTTTAGAAACCTCAAGCCTTAAAACACAAGTTCCTGATGTAGGTGAAGGTGTGTGGGTTGCTTTTGAAGGAGGAGACCCAGGCTACCCAATTTGGAGTGGTAACTTTGGAAAACCCAAAACGGGTAAACGGGTAAATGTTAAAGTTTTAGCCGACTCAGTTTCTTTAACAGGATTGACCCCTTATTTTAAAACAGAACGCACAGCAAATGGGACTACAGAGATTGATTTAGTTGCCACCTTACTAGCCATGGCTGCTGCTTTAAAAGACCATCAATCACGCATTGTTGTATTAGAAGGCAAAGTTGCAACCCTTGAGACTCAAATGACTGGAAAAGCAAGTACCAGTCACAGTCATTCATAGGTTGTTTAGGGAGTCAAACTCCGTGTTTAACGTCAAAATTGACCTTAGTCGTTTAGGAGAATAATTATGCCCGCTTCGTATCCCGCAGGTGTCAAAGGCTTTACTACCAAGGTTGACTTTACCGACCTCGTATTAGCAGACCACGTTAATGCTCTACAAGATGAAGTTCGTGCTCTACAAGCAACTATTGGAACCGACCCACAAGTAAGTGCTGGTTGGGTAGGCACTCTTGATAAAACCACAACATCTTGGGCAACTTTAAAAGCCCGTATTGCAAATCTTGAATACGGCGTAGTCAATGACTCTCACACCCAGTACACACACAATACTGGTGGAGACACTATTCAGGCTAACGGTGCAACAGTTATTCCTCTTAAACTAAAGGGATTTTCTAGTCAATCAGCAGACTTACTAAGATTTGAAAACTCAGCAGGAACAACTTTAACTAAGATTGATAAAGATGGAAAACTTTTCATCAACAGCCAGGAAATCAAACCTGTTCTTCATCAGCAGACTCAACCAGATGGCGTAGCGTTGGGGTTACCTCAAGGAACTATTTGGGTAGACTCTGATTCAAACCCTTCAGTTTTATCTGTGGACACAACTATCCAAATTACTGGAGGAACACTCACTGGTGACCAAGCATTAACTTCCCGCCTTCGTAATATCACCGTGTCTACTTCTGACCCAACTGGCGGAAATAACGGAGATATTTGGCTTAAGTACACTGTGTAGGTCTAGGTACTATGCCTATTCAGATTAAAGTAGCCAACAATTACGTCTCTTCAGGCTCTGCCTTTTTTAAAACAGGTGGTGCTTGGTTAAAGGCTAAAGAAGGTTACGTAAATGTTGATGGCACTTGGTATAAGTTTTTTGTGTCGGAGTTTAAAGATTTCTTTGAAAGAACCAACGCTACAACATTAGGAACTTCTCCTACAGGACAAGCATGGACTGCTCCTAGAGGTACATGGAATATCCTTGATGGTAAAGCAAGTCTCACTACCTCAAAATCTACCTATCCCCTTGCTGTAGTTGATGCTGGTCTAACAGACTTTGAACTAACAGCAAATGAAATGGTTCCAGGAGTTGGTGTAATAGTTAGAGCGGAATCCTCTACTACTTGGTGGGGGTTAGTTGGTTGGAATAACCAAGTTGCTTACACGTACACTTATTGTGCAGTAGCACTAGTTAATGAAGGTTATTGCATTGTAGACAACATTTGTCAGCAAACAGTTTGTCCTGGAGGTTACTCTTCTTATCAATCAGCCGATGCTTTGACTTGTAAAACCCGTAGTGCTGACCAACTTGTTGGTTATGGCTGTACATCTACTTACATTCAAGGTGAGTTATTATGTACGGATAAACTCGTTCCTACACAAACTTGTGCAAATGTTTGTATTAAAACCTGTCAATCAGCACGTACTACTCCTGGCGTTACAACCTGTACTCGCGAAGATAGAATTACTCGTTGCACTACCTCTCCTGGAACAACCACATACGTAACTGTTTGTTGCGACAGAGATACAGTATGTACAACGTCCTACGTAACGGAACGTTCGTGTGCACGTCAGCCTGGTTTTTGGTCGGAGTATTGTGCTGGGTATACGTCTGTACAAGGGGAATGTACAGAGTACAACCCTCAAACCTACACAACTGTAATAACTTGCCCAGGAGGAACCAGTACAGTAAACGTTGCCTGTGGTTACCCAGACTGTGCACAAAAAGGTTATCGTCAAGTATGCCCACAGGCCCTATCAACTGCTACGGGTTATAATTACTTCTATAGGCTTTACCTAGTAAAGTCAGTAAATGGTACTATCACCCTAGAACAAGATTTTGATATTGGCGAAAACTTCAAGGCTCTCAGGGTTCTTGGAGTAGGCCCAAACTTAGCAATAAACGTTTACAGGGATAACGCCTACGCAGACCAAATTAAGGTTTTGTCTTACTCTTCCTTTACCTCCCCTGCGGGAAGTACTTTTGGTATATTTGGGTATCCTTCAAATTACCAAGAGGGTAATACAATTGGTTCAATACAAGTGAAACAACCAGGAGCATAATATGAGTGAAAAAAGTCCGTGGCAGTTATGGAAAGAAAAAAATCCAGGTGACCCTGTTCGTCCTTGGGATTTACTTAACCCTAATGTAAAACGAGTAGACAATGAAATGCAACAATACCGACTTAACCACTGTCTTGGGTGTAAGCATTTGATTAAGGCAACTAAAACATGCACTAAATGTGGGTGTTTTATGACAGAAAAAACAAAATTAGCACATGCTTCATGCCCCATTGGTCTATGGGGGGCTGTTACTATAGAACCTACAACCACAGAAGGAGAATAAAATGGCGGATAACACACGATTTTTGGCTTTTGTTATTGATGGAGAAGTAGCAGAAATACTTCAAACCGATGACAAACTTGCTGCTATTTTTTTAAGTCAACCACAAGCAGTTGAATTTGATAAAGAAAAAGATGGCGTTGTGGCTGGTATGAAATACGACGGAACAAAGTTTAGTAACCCTGAGTAAAAATGCCTACATATAGAGAAGTATACGTTTGGAATGGGAACGCCTGGGACTCCCTTGCTATTGCCCTACCCGATTTAACTTCCTATGCCTCAAAAGTTGCTGACAACACTTTTTCGGGTGCTCAAACTTTTTCTGGAAGAATTACTCGAGCAGGACAGGTTCCTTACGCTATTGAAACAGGAACAGTCAACCTCACTACAACAACTACTGGTGACCAATTAATTATTGGAACTAAAACTTTTGGTGTGGGACGTTTTACCTCTACACCTCTTGTATTTCTACAAGTTCGATACGGAACAACTGTTAAAAACGGTTATGCAACAGCAAAAGCAGTGAGTACCACTCAGTTTGGATATGAAGCAGTAATGAGCGTTGCAATTACAGATTCACAAAGTCCTATAACACTATTTGTTGATTACCTCGCTATTCAGATGGTTTAGGAGGTGAACCAGTGGCAAAATATGCTGGTTCCATTTATCGTGGAGCGTATTACGGTAACTCTCCGCGTCTTGTCTACAACGTCACACCGTTCACTGCTTCTGCGTTAACTTACGACAAAGTACAACTATTTTGGCAGTTACCCCAAGGAGATTTTTCCCAATTCAGGCTTGTTAGAAATAATACTAACTTCCCTGAAAGTGCCGAAGATGGAACAATCGTTTGGCAACAAATTTCTACTACAAATATTAGTGGGCAAATTTCTCGAAACTCTATTATTGATGGTGAAGATAACGTCTTAGAAACTTACTATAAAGGTCTAATTTCTGGGCAATTTATCTATTACACAGTCTTTCTTTATACATCTACAAAAGTTTGGGTTTCTGCTGGGTCTACTTACGTCTTAATTCCTAAAAAGTTAAACGGTACAGACTCTTTGTACAATATGCTTCCTAGAATTTTTACGGCTAAAGATGGGAGTCCTACTGGACCTATTGAAAAAGACACCTTTCTTTATAATTTCTTAGATTCTTTTGGATTTACTTACGACCAAATTATTACCTATGCGGACCTAATTAAACCTTCTTTTGGAGAGTCTAAACTTCCTCCACAATTTTTGGGGTATAAGTTTTTAAGTTATGGCCTTTATCTAGAACGAGGCTTAGCATTTAAAAACCAAAAGAAGTTAGTGCGTGAATCTGCAAGACTTTTTGCTTTAAAAGGAACCGAACTAGGCATTAATAATTACATTGAATCTTTAAGTGGTTATGCCCCCGTTTTAACAAGGTCTCCCAATTTACTTTTGGATATGCAGGACGCTACCTTTAAAGAAGGTTTTGGTCGTTGGACAGCAACTGCTGGAACATTATCAGCAGATAGCAGCCAAACTTTAGCCACAGGAACAAACGCTATTGACACAATTTGGTCAGGTAAAGTAATAACAATTTTGCCAACAGTTACTTTTAAACAAAGATTTAATGACGTGGCTCAGTTGACAACTAACGTTGCCCACGGATTAGAAATTGGCGATACGGTTACTGTTGCAGGCGTAGATGCAAACTACAACGGAACCTTTACTGTTACGACTGTACCAACAACTACAACCTTTACTTACGCAAGTGTCAACGCCCCAATGATTCCTACTGCTGCAACAGGAACTGCTGCGGGAGGAACTGCAATGTCATTAGGTCGCGATAACCCTATTACAAAAGGTATTCCCGTTATCCCTGCTACAAATTACACGCTATCGTTTTACGCAAAAACACTTGCTAATGGAACTTTAAAACCAGCCTTGTATTGGTATAACGAACTAGGAGCAATAATCGGCTCTAGAGTCTTAGGAACCGAACTAGGAACAATTGGTCAAGTTCAAAGAACTACTTTAGTTGCAACTTCCCCAGCAGATGCTGCTTATGCTGGAATTAGAATTTATTTAACAACTACTGGAACATATTTTATTGACATGGTTCAACTGGGAAAAACAATTGACGTTACAAATTATGATGAACCACGCGGATTAGACATATTTTTAGAACCTAAAAAAATAAACTTAATTAGTAACCCCTCTTTTGAAACCAACGGAAACTTATGGACAACTAACTCTTCAAAAACTTTGGTTGCAGATGTCCCAACAGGTGTTCCAGGAGCACAAGCACTTAGACTCAGTGGACAAAATGCTCTATCAGCAACAACTACCTGTGCAACGTCATCTACGTATAAAATTTATGACGACAACAACTACGTGTTCTCTATTTATCTAAAAGCAAGTGCTGCTTGCACAGTAAACATAACTTTAGGAGTTACTGATGAGACAGGGACTGATGCAGAGAGTGCGGTTCAATCCTGTGCTTTAACAACTGATTGGAAACGGTTCTACACCACTGTCTACATCCCTATTGACTTTTCCCCCAACGATACTATTACAATGACCGCAAGTGTTTCTGGAACTTTGACTGGGCAAACCGTAACTCTTGATAACGCACAGGTAGAGCGTGGATATACCCCATCAGAGTATTTTGATGGCTCTATGCCTGCTGACTACGGTGTTGTATGGTCAGGAACTGCTCACGCTTCAAAGTCATTTTACTACACAGACAAAAACATCAAAATCCCACGGTTGCTCCAAACCCTAGATAACTGGATTCCAAGGCATATTCCTTATCGTATTAGAAGTTACTCAGGTGTCGAGGGAAGTTTCGCCCCGTAGAAATTTAGGTCTAAGATACACCCATGGACCTACTCATAGAACTACTCGTAATCTCTTTCGCTGTTGCCTATTTTACTGAGGCAATTCAAACTTTCTACGATTTAAAAAAACTACGTGGATTTGTTGCTCTGCCATTTGCTATTTTGTTTTGCTGGTTATTTGGTTACCCATGGCTAGAAATATCTCTCTTTGCTCCCGCTAGTTCATTCTTAGCACTAGGAATCACAATGTTTTTAACTAAAGAAGAAGTAAGTGTTCAACCAATTCGACGATACTAGGAGCATAAAATGACACGATTACTAATTGTTGGTGGTGCTGACGATATGGATGTAACAGTTGGTTTGCGACATCTATTAGAAAAGAAAAGCATTACAGAGATTGTTCTTCCATCTCACGAACCAAATGAAACACAAGACCAAATTATCCTCACTGCTTCCGAAAAGAATATCCCTGTTAGCACAGGCGGAGAGTTAGATGAGTTAATGGAAGTTTTTGTTGCGGAAGACATTTTGGCTGTTGCATGGGATGAATCAGATGAGTGCTTTGAGGCTATTGAATGGGCACATGACAAAGGCTTAGATATATGGGACATTTCAAATGGCTTAAATATTGTGGACACACAGACAGAAGCGTTAGAAGAGCACCTAGACGAAGTGCTTGCAGACTTTACTGAATCCCTATCAGCATTGATTTATAAGATGGTGATGGACCAAATCAACGGCGATGGTAAGCACAAATACCGTCGCACTGAGTGAGCCTTTCATCTCGGTTGCTCGACGCGAATTTAAGCCATTTCCAGTTCCGTCTCTTCGTTACACTGTGGTCCCTAGCAACCTCTGACGGGGTTGTAGAGCAACCAATGGATACTCTCGGCTGCTCGACGCAGGCCAAATCTAGAAACACTGTCAGAGAGGCTATACGAGCCTTAGAGGACAAGGGGCTACTTGAAACACAACGCAAAAAGCGTGGGCGAGGGTTTTATTCTGGGAACACATACCAGTTGTTATGCCCTCTGTGGGAGGCATCAGTATGCCCTGCAGAGAGGGCATCTACAGATAGAGCAGATAGTAACTATGACTACCTAGTTAATAGACTATTAGTACCTAATAGTCATATTAGTCAAACTAGTTATGAAAATATAAAAATACAAAAAGTAAGTGAGGAATCAATGAATAAAAGTTGGCGTGAAGAACAAGCCAAGGATGATTCCATCGGTGGTATTGGGAAGTTGGAGTCAGAGACACCGAGGACACCGCCGAGCAAGAAAGACACTAAGACACGAGGACTGCGACCAGAGGCAGAGTGGACAAGTCGCGATGTAGCAGCAGAGTTCTCCTACCTTGTTGGTAAGAAGTTTCCCTGGCTTCCAGGAACTGTCAACGTCGGTCACCTCGCGGGAGCACTCGCCAAGCAACGTAATCAGTATCAGACGACAGCCCTGGTCGAATTAGAGTTGTTAAAGATGTTTATGGCTGACCAAAAGAACTTTATAGGCATCGGCAACGAGGCTCCTTATCTCTATAAGAAGTTTCTCCAGATGTTTAGGACCCACCTGGTCAAGGCGCACAACAATCTTGGGATAGTCCTGCCAAATGTTCAGGGCGTGTCAGAGGAGATTAATACCGATGTCCTCTATGCTTCGGATGGAAGAACATTCGACAACACGATTGCAGGTCGGTCTGCGCTAGAAAGGTATGAGAAAAAGTTAAATGCCTAAGTATGATTTTAAATGCGATATTTGCGAAGGCAGTCTTGTAGAGATGCATTTAACCTTTGACTCTACTGAGCGACCTAACTGTGACCGTTGTGGCAACGCGATGAGTAAAGTATTTACACCACCATCAGTTCAATTTAAAGGAGGAGGTTGGGGCGGACAATGAGTCAAATTATTCTTATCGGAATTTTAATTGGTATTCCTATTGGAATGCTCGTACAGACATGGGTAGAGAAAGATGGCTAAAAAGAAAAAAGATTTACCTGTCTTTGCTATCGTCACTATGCCCAAGTGGAAGTCTAAAATTTTAGATGTTATTGTCGGCATCTTGTTTCCAGGAGAGTTGTATTTTGTTTTAACAATTCAGGAAACAGGAATGACTACGAACGGTAAAGGCAAATACACCGACGACAGGGGAATATCAGTTGACCTATCAGATTGAAACGTTATCTCCTTTTAAACGCCACTGGATATTACGTAACTCAAATATCCCCCGACGCTTTCTTGGATTAGAACCTGCTGACATGCTGTCAGACTTTCCCGAAACAGTTGTTGACTGGTTAGAGGAGATAGTAACGGGCAACGTTATTAAGCAGGTCGGTGGTCTTGGTTTAACAGGTGTTGGTTTGCTTTTTGACGGAGGACCAGGACTTGGCAAAACAACTCACGCCGTTGTAGCAGCCATGGAGTTTATAAAGCAGTTACCTGACGATGAAGAGACCGCTAAAAAAGTTCTTGCGTATAAGTCAGGGTCAGATTACGGAATGTTATCTCGCCCTATTTATTACTTAACCTACCCTGAGTTCCTCTCTCGCAAGAAGGCTATGTTTGATGCGGACGCTGATGAAAAGCGTGAGATGAACCGAGAGATGGAAGGTTTTCACGGACGTGCAAAAGAAGATTGGTTAAATGTTCGGTTGTTAATTCTTGATGACTTAGGTAAAGAATACGGCTCTAACTACGACAACACTTCTTTTGACGAGATTTTACGCAGTCGATACGACAGAGCATTGCCTACAATAGTAACTACCAACGAAATGCTGGAAAATTGGGGAGCCAAATACAGCAACGCGATGGCGAGTTTTGCTAATGAGGCATTCCAAAGAGTTCGCCTAGTTAACAAAGACTTACGGAAGGCACGAGCATGAAGAAAGGCTCACATTTGGAGACGTGGAGAACGGTCCAGTTATTCCTCTCAACTACGGGGGTGTATGAAGTACAACTACGCCCTGGTGATACGAATGCGAAATGTAACTGCCCTTCTTACCGAGTTAGAAGCAAATGTAAACACACCGAATTTATTCAACAGCGCATGCTAGAAAACTCTGGGCAATACGCTATCTTAGTTCCTGAAGACGTTCCTGAAGATGAGGCTGCTAAAGCCAACGACTCTGCAGACGCGTTTAGAAATTTTATTTTAAAATACGCGAGAGTAGAAGTGTTGTGAAGAATGGCGACATTTCAAATGAAACACCTTCACGTTTAATTGTCCTTGCTGAAGTTGTTGCACAAACTGAGGAAGTAAAAGAAAAGAAACTTTTTAAGTCTTCTACCTATCTTCGCATAAGTAACATTAATAAAGAAGCAGTTGCTCAACTATGGATTTTAACTAATAAGTATGGTTTATCAGTAGAACTTGCAGGTATTGAGGAAAGTGGTTTAGACAAATCTGATTTAGACCATCTAATGGACATTCTTGACAGGAGAGGAGGCAACCCGTTTAATTTCGCACAACTCTACATAACGACACAAGAGTTGGTAGATGACTTACCTTATCGCGTAAACCTAAAAGGTGTGATAGACATTCCCACTAGATTAGGAAGATATGGTTCTTGGGGTATTGAATTAAATCGTTTATGAGAGGAGAATGAATTCGTGGCAGCAGATAATGAACATCGCTTAGTAAGTAAAGTAATTCGGGACCGC